ACCCACATGACCCAAATATTTCACCTGAACTTGCAATAATGGTTATTCAGGAATGTCAGTTGAATTTTTTCTACTATTTAAGAGAGGTTGTAAGAATACCTCAACAGGGTACTGGTGTAGTTCCTTTTGAGTTAGACCGTGCTACTTTAGCAGCAGCATATTGCTTTATTAACGATATAAATTTCTATCTGATTAAACCTCGTCAGACAGGTAAGTCAGTTGGATTGTGTGCGTTCTTATCATGGGCATTTAAGTTTGGTATCACCAATGGTGGTTTTGCATTCTATGCTAATAAGGAAAAGAATAGTAAAGCTAATCTTAAACGTATGAAGACATATCTTGGATTACTTCCTAAGTATATGGCTAACATGGGTACTCAGATTTATGATGCTAATGGTAAACTTGTACGAAAGACAAACAACATCAAACGATATTACGAACCAGCAACTGGTAATACCGCAGACGTAATGAACTGTGCTATATCAGAGGAAACGGCAGAGGAACTTGGACGTGGTGATTCTCATAACTTTGAGTTCTATGACGAGGCTGAATTCACAACTTGTATTGAAACGACCGTACAGGTATCTGGTCCTGCATTCAATACTGCGTCATATAATGCATTAGTAAATGGAATGCATTCTTGTCGTATGTTTGCAACCACTCCGGGTGATTTGTCTAATGAAAAGAAGTGCGGTTCTGCCATGAAGATTGTAGAAGATGCAGTAACATGGCAAGAACGGTTCTATGATTCAGATCCTCTGGCTTTAAAGAAATACATTGTAAAGAAATCAAACTATCGAGTTGTATATATCGAGTATAACTATAAACAGTTGGGTCTTGGTGAAGCATGGTTTATCCGTATCTGCTCAACTGTAGGTAACAACATTCCGAAAATCCGTAGGGAAGTTTTACTTCAGAGATTTTCTGGTAATAGTGCGTCCCCATTTAGTGAAGAAGATATCACTGAATTGGATGAGAATAAAAAAGCTCCAGTTGAGATAGTTAAGTTTGGTAAGGGTGGATTATATGAGATAAAGTTCTATGTTCCATCAAAAGAATTGAAGAAGAATCGTGTATACTTCTTAGGTCTTGATCCATCTGATGGTACTGGTTCGGATAATTATGCAATTACAATTATTGATCCATATACCTTTAAAACGGTTATTGAATTTAAGAGTCAATATATGTCTCCTCAAGGATGTAGAGAGTTACTTGAGTATATGCTATCGAAATGGGTACCAAAATCTATCATCTGTATCGAGAGTAATAGAAATGGTATTACTCTTATTGATTACTTTAAAGAGTCTTGGATTAAGAGTCGTATTTATGCTTCGTCTGAAGCATCTATGGAGACTCTTCTTACAAAGGAAGAATATGACAATGTGGGATTCTTGAAAGACCAGTTGATGAAGAGGAAATACTATGGAGTTCATACAACGACTACTACTCGTCGAATGATGATGAGTATATTGGTTGACTCTGTAAAATTCAGAAAAGATATATTGACATCAGAAAACCTTGTCAACGATATCAAGGATTTGGTTATCAAGAATGATGTCATTAAAGCAGCAGATGGTAAGCATGATGACTGTGTAATGTCATGGTGTATTGCTATGTATGCATACTATTATGGTGAGAAGTTAGAGCGTTATGGATTTAAGAAGGGTGAATTACCTAACGATATGATTGAAGACGAAGAGTTTGAAAATCTGGAAGAGTTATATAAGAACCCTCTTATTCGTGCTCAATTCCCATCCATGGTTGCATTTTATGAAAATGCAATTCGTACAAAGATGGAATCTGCATATAAAGAAAGAAAGAGTGCTACACTTCAGAATATTGCAGATAATGATGTCGGCTCTATTTTAAGTGATATTGTAAAAGCTGATCCTGAATATGGTAAGAGTAAAGTACCTCAGGTTAATGACCAAGGACAAGCTTCTTCGAATCTTCAAGAACGTTGGAATAAAATGAATCGTAGAAAACAGAAAGCCCAAGAACAAGCATACAATCCGTATGGAACTCCGGTCGGAACTGGAAGAAGAAATTCTTCCGATGATGATAGTTCTTGGATATAAGAAACAATTACCAATCTCACAAAAGATATAATCAAAAAGAAGCAAGGAGGTCACTGTACAATGGAGCAGTATATTGAAGATTTAGCAGTAGAAGATATTCCATCTCAAACAGCCGACATGTTGTTGGATTCGTTATCTTTGGAAGTCATGGAGAGTTCTATCTTAGAACAGATTCGGAACGGGAACTCAAGACGTGATTTTCTTGAAACAGTCCTTTCAAAATTTAAAGCAATCGATGAACATGCAGATGACGATTCTGCGAGGGGAATTCGTTCAGAAATGGTTGACTGGGCGAACTCCCTTATTAGAGCAATTATAAACCAGAATAATCTGGGATACAATAACTTGGAAGAGGATTCTTTAGAGTCTTTGGATATCTTAGAGTCTCTTTATCACTTCTTTGTTATTGACAAACACGACAATACAATCGAGTTCTTTAAGAAATACATCGATATCAACAAGAAAGAAATCGCAGAGAGTCTCGGGCTTAATTCCCGAAACGGCGATATTACAACCATCGCAAATAAGAAGAAAAACATATCAAAGGACAATATTCCTATCTTATCAAATCTGGATGAGGTAATTGAATTTGTCATTAACAGTGGAGTATCTTCTGAAGAGTTCTTAAATACAATTGACGATGGTGATTATTACACAGCAAACGTGATGACCTATTTCAATGATGGTATGCTGTGCGGAGACTTCTTCTCTAGCTATATTGAGGGAGAAGTTGGAACTTACGGTGATAATATCACTATGGAGTTAAGAAGTTCGATCAGAACATATTTAGCATCAATGTAAAAAATTAAACAGGAGGATTTATATCAAATGAGTGATAATGTAGTAATGGGAGTGACTGCTGACTTAGATAAGCAGTTCGTAAATGGGGAGCTTGGAGAAACAACCCCCGAAAGTAATACAATTACTCTGAAAGAGAAAATGAATATGAGTGATGAGGTTAAGGCTGAAGATCCATCGGAAGAAAATCCTGTTCAGGTAACAGAGACATCTGAGGAAACTCCTGATGAGGTAGTTGAGACTACAACCGAAGAAGAGGCTGAACCGCAGAAAGAAGTGGTTGATTTTTCCGGTAAGGATTTTGAGGATACTCAGAAAGTTCTCAATATGAACGCAAAGATGAACAGCCTGAGAAAAGAAATGGATTCTGTAAAGGCTCAGAAAAAACGCCTGACCGATACATCATTTAAGAATCCACAGACTGTTTCGGTCGGAGAAGATTCGACAATCAACAACGCTGATGATGTCATCCAGTATCATCTGGATAGATTCACAATCGATGAGTTACGGAAGTACATCGGTGGAAGTCTGTCTAACCAGACAACTCGTGACAGAATTGATGAGTTCTTTGAAAATCCTGAGACTCATGAAGTTCTGGAATTATCCAGTGAACCAAACGTAAAAACAGTCGAGCAGGAATATGACTTCAAGAGAGGTATGCTTATCTACTTTAAGCAGAATGATGATTATCTTGCAAAGATTGACGATGAGCTGGAGAAACTTAATGCGGCTACTGCCGAATTGGAGGAGAACGTTAATAGCGTATTAAATCCATTAAAGGATAATGTATTGGCTTATGCTCAGTATCTGGTTGACCAGTCTGAACCTGCGGAAGATGATACCGTAGAAGTAACAAGAAAGAAGAAAGCTGACCGCAAGAAAGCTCGGGCAATCAGAAGTGGATTTACACTTGAGAATATGATTGAACTTATTAAGAAGAATCCATCAATCAAGCGTAATGCATTAAACGATTTCCATAATGAAAACAGACTTAAATCAATCGGTGAGAGATATGCCAATAAGTTACATACGGCAAAGATTGACTTCAATCTCTTCTCTCTGTTATCGGATGATGTTAGAGAAAGTCTGGAGTATCGGGTTCTTCCTCAGGGAGAGTATCCGGCAGGGTTGGAAGGATTTACGGTATTCTTCATTATCCGTAGCTTAAGTATGTCACTTCCGAATCCTGAAGACATTATCTTCCATGCAAGTGTACAGGTTGCGTTTACCCAGTTTATTGAAGGAAAATGCGATCCGGATATTGCAGAGACAATGAAGGAATCGATCAAGAAGTTCTTATCTTACTTCGATTAAGTCTTGATAACAATTAAAGCCATAGGGTTTATCTTTAAATTAGATTAAGCCCTATGGTTACTTATTTTATACAAGTGGGTTTACAGAGAGTTAATACAATCTATAAAGGAGGATACTTTATTATGGAAACAACAGGAACAACTTCTGCGATGGGTGCTGTTAAAAATCATCTCATTGGAGAAGAAAATTCGAATCAGAGTCCTATTGTGGACACTAAAAAAGATGAACAGAATGAAGTGGCTGAATCTGCTACTGAAAGTTCTAAGGGAGAGAGCAATACTAATAATATTAAAAAGGTTGTATTAGTAGATAATGAGGCTTCAGCTACTGATGAAAAGGAAATTGAACAAAAACCAAAGACGAGACTGCTCAAATTATTAACTGAGCAGCATGACGTGATAATGAAATGGAGTGATATTGCAGGTGAATTTTACAGGAAACATGAGAGAGCTTTAAACGAATTCATATCTGCATTTGAAGGTTCATATTTTAATGATGATTTTAACGTACTCATTGATTTTATGAAGAAAGAGGTACAAAAAAGAATCAACGAAGAAGAGAGAGTTTTTAAGATACGAAAATTCCTTGAAAACTACCAGTTACCTGAGGATACTGGCTCTTATATGGTATTGATTCCCTATAACGACCATCAATTGCGGAATAATATTGATGGGTATATCATAACTATGACCAAAGGAGATCAGGAAAATCATATGAAAGATTACAGAGATTCTTTATACGGTTTACTGTATTCTGGTATGCATGATTCGGAAACGGGATTAATTGAATCAAACATCAGAACGAGTCGTATGGCATCCAGTTTTGAAGAAATGCGGTATATAATACCGTCTAAGATGTCAAGTAAACTGGGATTAAGACCTGAATCTATGGCAAAGTCGGAAGTACCCACTGCTCACCTCGCCATCATGTGTGCAACGGCATCTGATTTGGAATCAGAAACCGACCTTAAAATAATAGGTGATTATATGGCAAAGGGGTGTAAGCTATGTACGTACGGACAATTCACCACTGATATAGCGGCATTTGTAATAAACGCTACCAATATCAAAAATTGTATGAGTTGGTGGGATAAATATGTCCGGTACCGGAGACCTTACCATACTCTTAAAGAGTACATCAAGATTGTAGAGGCAACTATAGTAGAATAATTTTCTGATAGTTTCACTTAAAGAAGTCTAATACCACATCACAATAAAGTGAGGTGACTAAGTAATGCAGAAAATATCAGAAATACTAGAAAACGATAAGCAGAACTTTGTCCTGAAGAAAGGTATTCTAAGGACATACGTTTTACAAAAATATATTGACACGAACATTGGAAAGATTGAAGGTTCAACTGTTAGTACGTTAGGATTATTACCCTATCGTTGGTATGAGAATATCAAAGCAGCGGATGAAGATAAACCATCTGCATCTGGAACCTTATGTATTCCATCTTATATCAAATTCTATCCTCAGGATGTTGATAGTGATAAGGATGTATTGATATATCCGGAATCTTATGTAAAACCGTACTGTATACTGACATTTGGTGATGGATATAAGTGCTTCCAATCAGAAATCATTCAGGATTTGGATAATGTAACTCTTTATGAAGAGACATTTCTTGATGGGCGAATGGATGACAATATTCCATATGATTTGCTCACTCCATCATGGATAAAAAACATGACCATGAATGACATATCTTTACACGTACCCGTAACTACGCTTTCTACTATTACTGCTCAGTTATGCAGAGACCCAAAAAATATGGATAAGCGTTGGAGTGAGGTAATTGCAACTCAAAAAAATCCAAAAATGATTGGGTACCGATTTGCGAATATTCGTGAAATGAGTGCATCGTCCGTTTTTGGTGGATTGTCATTTGAGGATTTCAACTATACAGTTGATATTGCACTATCTATGTCCAAAGAGAATAGAGAACAAAAAATATCACCGATAGAAGATATCTTGAAATTATAAAAAAAGAAGTGGAGATTGATTTTCATCTTTCTCCACTTCTTTCCTTTGTTTTACTGTTTCTTTATGGAAGTAAGCTATACTCAATTCCGTCATCTGCTTTGATAACATCTATGTTTAGTTGGATATGCTTGGTGTTATCAAACAACGTAGAATGTTCGGTGAACCCTGTTGGGTCTGGGTCAAGATTTTGAAGTGCGATTTTAATATCAGCAGGGTGACCATCGAAGAAGTGTCTACCAACCCTTACGGTCTGTTCAAATTCAACAGACTGTAGAACAGTTGTGAATTTGAACTTATCCATGATACGTGGGTTCAGCCCTTCAGCCGATGACATCGTGAGTCTTAAAGCACTGAGGAGAGTTGTTCCCGTCTCGTAATTTGACTGATACCAAGGTTTAATCTCGATTTCATAATGGTCGAGACGGAATGCCTGATACTGATGAGGATCGAATACGATTTTAAAATATGAACCCTGCATAATTAAGCCACCTCCTTTATTAAAGAAGGGATTAACTGTTTTAATACATCATCGAATGAACCGAACCTTGCGTACCTATACTTAGTTTGACTTAGGCACATAGAAAATACTACGTCAATAGTTACGCCGCTCTGCTCATGTTCCTCCAAGTCAATTTTAGAGTCAGCGTATCTGATGAGGCAGTTCTCACGTCTGAACCTAAAATCAACCGTGTCACCCTCAACCTTTCCGTTAAATATAACAGAAGGTAAGAACGAGAAACCGGTCTGTTGTTGGTTCAAATAAAATGCACGCTTAGGTGTCTTGACCATCAATCCGTGGTCATCTACATTCTCCGTCCAGTGGCTAACATGCCATAGTTGAACGAGTCTGTCCGTATCGCGACTCTCATCATAATCCAGCCCGTTATCACCGATATACCCTTTTATCTTCATCTGGGAATAATCGCCCCTATCGCTGAGTAGTTCTGGGCTGTTCGGGATAATGAATGTATCAAAAGCAATTGTACCTTTGATGGTTGATAAGTTACCTTGTTCGTCATATACGAACTCGATGTCATCTGTTGTCTGGTTGTTTAATTTGTTTCTTAAATTTTCACTCATGGTTAAATGCCCTCCTTAGGCTATGTAGACAGGTGTCTACTGAATCTCTTTTTATTTCAAGAATGTAATTATTCCTGATTGTTATATACAGAATTAATATAGTGATAAAAGGGTTACGAAACGGATTTTTGAAATCCCAATTACGTGCTGAACACAACCATATAATTGCACGTAACCCTAACAGCGTGCAAATTAAACAGTTTATTAAATCAAATAAAGGAGGTAAAAACCATGAGTAGTAGTAAAACTACAAGTTTTCAGCATCCGTATATAGTTATACAGATTTATGATAACACCGAGTATACGGAAGAAGAAACAGTGGAAGAACGCAAAAGTTTCAACGGTATGCAGGTTGGCTTCTTCGCTGGCGGTAGGGACAACCAATTACTATATATGATTGATCAGGCGAGCAATCTTCGGGAATTTGGTAATCCTAATTACAAGGCTCTCGGACAGGCTGCTTATAACGTGGATAATGCTCTTGCAACAGGAAACTGCGGTATGTACGTTATGAATCTCCGTCCTGATACCGCTACCTTTGCAAACATTGTACTTATGGTGCGATTCAAAGTAACGGGTGCTTCAGATGAAGCAACGGATGCCACCACTGAAAAGACAGATGAGAATTCTGGTACTCAGGAGAACAACGAGGCAGACGGAACATTATCTGGACCAAACGGTGAAACTGACGAAGTGAATGCATCTGAGACAACAGGAACTCCTACTGCTGCGGCAGAAGATGGAGAAGACGAAACATCTGCAACCACAACATCTGAGGAGACTATTCCTAAGCTCGTTTATACGTTCTATGCAAAGTACATTGAGGGAGCAAATACTGTTGAAGATCTTAAAGCAGCAGCATTGGAGCTTATGGAAACAGAACCTGACGAGAACGGTTATTACAACATGCCGATCTGCGTTCTGTATTCTCTCGGACGTGGTGAATACGGAAACAGTATCCATTTACAGCTTTCAAACGTAACAGAGTATGTATCGGATGATGGTCTGTTCATGGAATACAATTATCCGACAAGGCATAATTATATGCTTACAATTATGGAGCCGAGTGACGATGGTCTCGTTGCTAGGGAACAGGGTGTTGGTACATTCGACGTTGATGGATTTGACGCCACCAGCGATTATGGACCAAGTATCTACATCGAAGATGTCATTGATGACCTTGAGACTGGATCACAGAGAATTGGTTCCAAGTTCTATCCGGAAACTCTTGATGTTATTACATCATTATACAATACCGAGGTTGTTCCGGGTGCAACCGAAACACCTTACTCACTTGATCTCTTTACATGCTACGGCTTGGATGGAGCAATCAATGAGCATCTCAGCCTTGATACCGAAGCAGAGGATTACTTAAACGTATTCTCTCTGGATGGGTTTGTACTCAAGAACGGTAACGACGGTTGGGATAACATGAGTGACTCAGAGATTGAAGAAGCAAAGACTAATCTGTTGATTAAGGCTTATTCTGGAGATATTGATCCGTATATCAAGTCCAGATTTTCTTCTCCTGTAAACTTTAACCTTGATGCAGGATATGACGTTAAGGTTAAGAAACAGATGGCGGCTCTGGCAAATACTCGTTTGTACGACTGCATGACATATCTGGATATGGGTACGGTCAATACAACCAGCGGACTCGTTAATCTGGGTACTGTTCTTAAGAACGTATATGGGTTCAACGTCATCAAGGAAGGTCACTGCTACAGCTATCGTGATACCGAGTATACAGGCAAGGTTTGTAGATTCACTATCACACACTGGTTGGCAAAAGCTCTTCCGAACCATATGGCAAGTGATGATACTCTTTACGGAGTACCTCTCGCAAGAGACACCGCTATTCTTAAGGCAAAGACCGATTATATAAGGGGAACCTTTGAACCGGTTATTGATCCGGACAGCAATGACTTGAAGAATACGCTCTACAAGTTACGTATCAACTGCTACGAGACAATCAGTTACAATGCAGTTCAGCGCTCGACCGCTATCACAACTTGCCAGACAAGTTCTGACAGATTGCTTGAGATGAATGAGTACATCTTACAGCGTGCTGTAAAGATTGCTTATGATCTTCTTGCATCAAAGATTTACAAGCTTGGCGAGGAATCTGATCGTGCTCAGTATGAGCAGGATGCATCTGATGTATTAACGGATAAGCTGAACAAGTATGTCCGTACAGCGAGCGTTGAGTTCGAGATGACTGCTGCGGATGAGAAGAAGAGCTTACTCCGCCTGAAGTTACACCTTACGTTCAAAACTGTTATTCAGAGAGGTGAACTCGATGTTTACCTTGATCCGAGAGTTACTGATGACGTAACCACAACTTCGTCACTTACAGTAACTACATCATAAATGAAGGAAGGAGGAAACAGAGATGGCAAGTAAAGTTGCAACCTTACAGGATAACATCAACACTACCCATTCCGATGACGTAGAAAGCTATGCATTTTGGTTGGGTGGTACTGATACAACCAATGCTGCTTTAAAGCAGTATGACTTACTTAGAACTGGTTATGGTCGTATCTTCATCTTACAGATGCCGAAGTTCGTACAGTACTTACTGCCGGACGAGACAAAGAAGTTCCGTCATTTACTCCAGTTTGCAAACACTGGTATCGATGGTATTCAGGGATACACTGTTGACTTTACCAGTGCAACGGTTGGATACGTTGGTAACACGGTTGAATTACCTATCAACGTTAAGGATGATACTTCATCCATCACAATCAAGATCTATGAGACACAGGGTTCTCTGATTCGTACTTATCTGGATTTCTGGATTACCGGTACAATCGATCCATTTACTGGATTATCGCACTATCATGGTGCAAGAGATATCGTTACATCTGGTGGAGACACCGATGTTTATGGCGATACCATTAAGAGAGATGATCTCTATCTGTCTCAGGCTAACCATACAATGGAAGCATTGTATGTGGCAACTGACCCAACGGGTGAGACACCTGAATATGTATGCCTTCTGACAAACATGTTCCCGAAGTCAAGCGATCACAGCCACTTCACATGGGAAGCAGGTTCTCATGACCTTGTTCAGTTGAGCCTTGAGTTCACAGCCGCTAAGTATATGAGCAGCCAGATCAATTACATCGGTACAGTAGCACTCGCAAGATTCAACATCTTGAAGAACTATCTGAACATGTATTCTGGATACACGAAGTCACTCCTTGAGAAGAGGATTTCTGCTCCGGATATCAAGAACTGGAAGACCGTTGACGGTCATGCTTATTACGAGACTTACGCTAAGAAGAATCTTGACTACAGCAAGATTAGCTAAGCTGGATTAGGTAAAACCGATTCATATATAAAGACACTTGGGTGATTAAGTTCACTCAAGTGTCTTTCTTTGTTTTTATAACGATATTAAGTTTGCATGATGAAGATTACACGTCTTTAATGATTCTACGACAAAGGAGGTTAATGAAATTGCAGACAGAACCGATTGTTTTTAAAGAATTGATTGGTCGCAAGCTTATGCTTTGCGATGTCATTTATCAGAATGGTAATAAAGAAACGAATTGGTCGGATTATGTTAATTTTGTATATAAAGATCTTGTAACGAAAAAGAAAGCAATCTATACGATTAAAGATCCGACGATTACAATATATGAAGTTCCCGAAGAGAATAGAACTTTTAAGAAACCAAGACATTATATGGAAAAAGAGAAACTGATTCCTCATGAAGTCTTATATCGGAATGTATTAAAGGAAATTGCAAATATTGCAGGGAAAGAATACGTTGCGTATTATAATAACCATAAGACGAAGAAAGAAAGACAGCAGTTATACAAGTATCCATATGTACTTGGCGGAGATATTCCCATTGAAACATATTATCGTGTTATCTGGGAAAGAGAACTTGGAAACGAGGAGAGAAAATGGATTGACTGTTGTTTCCTTGATATTGAGGTTAATCAGAAGAATTGGGATGGACCAATACCAAGACATGGTGAATGCCCTATTGATATGATATCCGTATGTGATGCTGTGACAAAGAAAGTCCATACATTCTATCTGAAAGTACATGACAACCCTCAGATAATTCCGTTTATTAACGATAGACAGGAAGAATTACAGCAAAAATTACATGAACGATTTGATGAAGCATTCCCTGATTTTGAATATGTTCAGTATGCATTTGATGATGAGAAAGAATTAATCTTTCAGGTATTTCGATTAATACATGTACTCAAACGAGATGTTTGTTTCATTTGGAATATGGATTTCGATATTCCTTATGTTCATGGAAGATGTCAGAAACTGAATATCAATCCAGCGAATGTATTTTGTCATTCAGATTTCCCAACTACAACCCTCTATTATCATGAGGATAATAACAACTTTGATTGGGATACAAAGAGAAACTTCTTTGAGTGTTCATCTTATACCCACTACCTCGATCAACCTGCTGTATATGCTGGTCTTAGAAGGTCACAGACAACTCTTAGAAGTGTATCCTTAAACGCAATAGCCACTAAAGAAGAAGTCGGAGAAGGAAAGATTAAATTCGACTCCACTGGTGGAAACTTTATCATGTTTTCATATAACGATTTCATGTTATATGATATATACAACGTCAACGATACTCTTCTTCAATTTGGTATCAATGACAAATGTAACGACGCATACAATTTATACAACTCTTGTTTGCATAGTTACTGCAACTATAAAGATGGTTTGAAACAAACCGTATCCTTAAGAGCATTCTTCTATAGAGAATTCTTAGTGAATGATAACTTGATTTTAGGTCACAATGTAAACTTCGATAACGGTAGAGTTGATGACAATGAAGATGATGACACCGCATTTGAGAACGATTTAGCAGCTTCACAGGAAACATTTGAAGGTGCTATTAATGGTGATCCTGAATTAAATGGTAACCATGGAATTATCCTATTTGGTAAACCAAGTAAATACTTATTTGGTGATTCCATTGACTTTGACTTTTCTGCAATGTATCCAAACTCTATCTGCTCGTTCAATATCTTTGCAGCTACTATGATTGGTAAGCTGTTTATTGATGATGGAGATATTCTTAAACGATACGACAGAGATGCAGGAAAGGAATTTGTGGAAGATCTTATCGCAAAGAATGTTGTGTTCCTTGGGGAGAAATGGTTTGGAATGCCACAGTATGAAGACGTGGCAACAGAAGTATGTCGTCGCTTGAAACAAAGCGTAGCATAAATAATTAATTAAGAGGAGAAGCAATTATGAAAAATCTAATCGAGGCATACGCTAACATTGGAGAACTGGCTGAGAGGGCAGCCGAATGGATCAAACAGCACTGGTGTCCAGAAATCACATTTCAGGATGATGGTACTGGAAATTTCAATGTGCTCGATGATTATGAAGGAGAACTCGTCGACATTTTGGAGAAGTATTTTTATGCATGTTTCGTTTTTGCAAAAGCTGACTGTGATTTCCATTACGAGTACGTTGTGGAAAAGATATATCAGACCATGGAAAAATATTGCACAAAAGTTGGCATTGATTTGCACAAGTATGAATTAACTATCATCAGTCCCGAAACTGAATACAAAGTCAATGCCGACATTTCTCTTATAAGAGATAACTATAATAAAACTCACCGTGATTGTGAGAACGATATTCAGTACTTCATAGATAAGTTACTGGAAGTCCCTAAAAATGAAGGTGAAGATAAAAAGGAGGAATAAAGATAATGGATAACTCAGAACCATTGGTAGCACCAAAGGCAGAAGTAACAAAAAGAGTTATTCGAAATGAAGAATCCGTTCTCAATCAGATTAGAGGAGTCATAGATAGTATCTGGGCTCCTCATCTTGAGGGTATTCGAATAACTAAGAAAGAAACATTACCAAATGATATTGAGGTGGCAATAAAGATATCAAATGGTGACGGTGTAATTTACGGTTTCTTATATAGTCTCATAGCCAAGTACTTAGGTACATCTAAGAACCAGAGTGATGCGATATTAGGAAACGCCGTCATCGCATTTATTAACGAGATTGGTTACGACACAGATTGGATTGATGAACTTTGTAGTAGAGAATATGAAGTTCGTAAAGAGGAAATAGATACTATCAAGAAAGTTCGAAACGAGGCACTGGAGTGGGCTGTTTCAAGATACGACCTCAAAAATGGGAAAGGTTCGGCAAAGGAATTGTTTATAAGAAAGCTCTGTAAACTTGAGCCAGTTCCAAATTTGAAAAAGATATTACTTGACTATACCATCTTCCAATGGTCACCTCAGGCATATGTCAATCCTGAACCAGCAGAAGATGGAATCCATAAAGTTGCAGTTGGACTTGTCACTTATGGTAACGGTGCTATGTTTGATATCGACGATTATATGTATAGTCTGGTTGATTACATGGGTACTACAAGAGAAGAGGCTATAAGCATTATGGCTGATGCTACCGATAAGACATTTCGTAAGATTAAGTTTTATCCATGGCAGTATAAAGATATGGCTGCAACAAAGATTGGGTTACAAACTGTTACGGACGATTTGTGGGCTAGAATTACCGAGTTCAATAACAGCCATAAGGATACAAGTGTTATACTTGAATTCGTAGATTTATTAGTTCATAGTTCAAAGTATAGCAACCGTAACATAGTTGCCAGAGAAGAGATTCTCTTAAAATAAATCTAGTAATAAAGGAAGTAAAGGAGAAAAAGTGCTATGAGAAGAATTAAAGAGATGATCGATGATTTACGTATGAGAATTAAAATGGAGACATTCATGAGAAGATTCAGGAAAGCAAACAACCGCTTAATAATGTCATCGGCAATACATATGATGACTGAAGAACAATTGGCTGCGTATCAGAGCTGGGCTAACCATAATCGTCGAAGGAGGTTCTAATACATGAGATTACTATCTGATTTAAGACTGCGTTACATACGTAGGAAAATGTATAAGAACGAAAAGTTGGAGTATGCGTTTCCAGTCTACAAGATGAAGATTAAATATGCAGGCGGTATAGTCATTAGAACACTTCCTGACTTTCTATCCAAACCTGTTGGTGTTGCTATGAATGGTACTGAACACTATGTATACGGTGAAAGATTTGATAGACATATGAGGATTACTTATGGTAAGATAAAAATACCATTGGATTCAGATGATATAATTCTAAACCGTCACTATTCAGATAATGGTGACCCAGTACCAGAGTTTGGGTATATATTGATCAACACAAAATACGTGGATGTCTCATTGATAAAACATATCATAAAGTAAGGGGGATACAATGATTTACACAAGCTATTTCGCAAAGATTAGAAAATTCCCTAATACATTAGTCCCTGTTTCAATAGCAAGGTTTAATCCAAACTGGTATAGTGGTCAATCTTATCCGAAACTTGCTCCATCAAGAACTTTATTAACCGACTATAAGAATGGTAAAGTATCGGAGATTAAGTACAGGGAAATCTATATGAATCAGTTGGAACAATTAGACCCTAATGTAGTAAACCATGAATTATGGGAATTAACTGCTCCATTGTTGGAGAGACAAAACGGTGCTGAATTTGACGGCAACGTTTATACGTTAGATGAAGTTCAATCTAAATTTGGAATTGTTCTTGTATGCTATGAACCAGTTGATAAATTCTGTCATAGGCATATTGTGACGGAATGGTTTACTAAGCATAATATTCAATGTGAGGAGTTGCTTATATGAAAGGTGATAAGCAATATGGAACAAAATCAACGTCTCTGATATATGATGAGACAGATTTGAACAAACTTGAAGAAACACCAAAAGACCCATATGAAACATATAAAGAATTAATTAAAAAGGGTTATAAAGAAAGTGAGATAATTCCTTTACGAGTAGACGGTGAGATCAGAGGATTTTATACATTTCACACTAGCTCGCTATAAAGAATAAAACTACAGAAACCATTTTCCTGATATCAGGAAAATGGTTTTTTGTTATGCTAGAAACTTTAATATAAAACGCTTATAAGGAGATTTGAGACATGAATAGAGCAGTATTGAAACAACCTTTGAGTGAAGAATGCATTAACAGAGCCTTTTTAGACTCTATTAAATCTTGCTTAAGTAACGGATCAACCAAAAGATATCAGAAATCTTATCGTAGATATGAAGGAAATCAGATGAGGCTGAATTTAAGAAAACAAAAATAAAGGAGGGATTACTATGTGGAAAAATGGGATTGATGAGAGGTGCTGGGCAAGTAAAAGACTAACACACCACTTGCATAAATATTTTAGGAGATACAAATGTATTGGTGATGAAGACAGAGACCCGACTATACTGAGGATTATGAATCCGTCTTCTATATTTAAGTGTCATATGGTAAATACGTATAAACCATTTAACAAGGATATTGATGGATACTATCTTATTGGGAATGAATCCTTCGATATGTTTTATAATAAGCGGTATTGGGAGATTACATTTGAACAATGCCCGCATTTATTAAGATATGCGTTCACTAAGTCAATCGGTATTAAGGAGAGATACTGTACTCCGATTTATTCAGGTAAGTATGAAGTTAAACGGATTAATCGGAAATCTACCGATGACGAATACAGTCGACATAGCTCTACCCTACAAACACTTGATTGTGTTAATCGAAATAAGAGGTACTATCCGTCTGATGGAGAATTTGGTGGTGATACAATGAAGGAGGTTCCGGTCAACAAAAACCGTGTACCGAGAGGTTTTATACCGAAACCTTATTGTAGTATCGAACCACCTCGACCTAACATACCAGAAGATTATTCAACTATACTTGAACTGTGGAGGAGAAGAATCAATGAGGCAATATGGTAAAATCAAACAGAGTCAGGATTCAGTAGTAGATGAATACTTGATAAAGGAATTAGGTAGAACGGCGTTTGTAATTGCTCGTACTGGAATACCAGAAGAACTTATTACTGGGGTACTAAAAGAATCTGTACCTGTAATACCAAGGGAAGATATTAAAGGAGGGAAATCTGACGATGGAGAAACTCCAAATGAAACTAAAGTGTAAAGACTTTGATTCTTGGGTATCGTTCCTTGGAAGATTATCCAAGATTGGTCATGATTACATTATCAAAAATGATATATACATTGCTACAGAACGTAATATAAAGTCGGGCACTACTGATAAATATCCCGGAAGACATATTGTAAAAGACCCATTATTCATGGATGAATGTTACGTAGAAGACGGGGTATATATGGTTAGTGATATAGAAACCATTATATCAGAAATTCAAAGAGCCCAAGAAAATGATATGGATTGTCGTAAGAATATTGAGTATTTTAGAACTGAAGAATTGATTGGTATTCAGTTAGGGAATTACGCAATCGACGTTGCAAGACTTATTACGGGTGAAACTACAGATAACATCAAGAATGTAGCAAATTCAGTTACATGGTTTGATGATTTATTCCCGATAGCAGGAGAGGAATCAAATACTGAATCAAACGATTCGCTTCATGCAGGTTGGGATACATTTACAGATAAAGATTTAATCAATATTAGAAACAATGGAATTTTCAATATCCATAAAGAAACTAGAGGAAGAACTGTAGCAACGAGATTAGCTCGTTCATTATTCTGCTTAGCAGGAGTTTCCAGAATGGATACTCCTATTGCTCTTGCAGGAGAATATACTACGTTCCCATCTGATCAATCTGATGTCGCAATATTGCGCATTCATGCGATATATAAATGCGGTCAGAGTTTAAACATTACGGTCAATACCATCCATGAATACTTGGTGTTGATATATAACGAAATCTAAAGGAGATGGTAAAAATATGGACAAAGATGAATTACTCAGCCTTAGTGGTAATATCATAAAGGCTGATACACCTGAAGAATATGTCGAAGGGAAATATGATTTATGGCACCTGATTAAAGTAGATACAAAGGCTATCACTAATCCGTATAGAAACCACAACGGTGATGATTGTGCAGTACGTGCGGTGGCTAAGTTATTATTACCTGATGACGGAGATTGGAAAGAGCAATACGATTACGTATATTCAGAGTTAGCCCATATTGGAATTAAGGGCGGATACATTATGAACCATCTAGTCACAATTGCTGAAATGCTGGATGGTGAAGGATATACAGGAGTAATACCAAACGATGATATGTCGGCGGCTACGTTCTTAGCAACCCATAAGTTTGGAAAGTATCTGATATCTGTAGACGGTCACATGTATGCCTATCTTCATGGGGTTGTATATGATGACATTGATATGCTTGAATACGACATGCTTATGCTCGGTCATAATATAAACATGGTTTTCTGTGATAAACACGAGATAAATAATTTATTTTAACAATTTGGAGGATGACAGCAATGAAACAATCAACTATGCAAATTATCATTACAAGGGGTGAATTTACAAAACCTAAATCATTAGACGATCCAGTTGTAGCCGTTGAAGAATATCAGGGTACAACTACGTTACTTACAGAAACTCCCCAGACATTAGTATCGTTTGGAGAGATAGTCGACTTAACAGGATTCATTATCGACTGTTTACAGGGTGAAACATCAGTACCTATAACAATCCGTACAGTTCAGGTTAAGAAGAGGGATTTGTTATTTGACACAAAGGAAATCGTAAATGCTTGGACTAGTCATTACGATAATAACTCAGGTGGTATTTGCGGAGAGGTCTGCAATACACTCACAGTTAAAGAAATGGAAGACGGAAGTAAAGATGTATTTATTGGTAAAGAGAATCTGAACCATGTGATGTGGGAAACTTTATTCCCGGGAAAGGCTCATACCTTTGCATATGTTGAGATTACAGTTTATTCAGCATAAAGGATAACTTTAGAATGGATTGGTGGAATTTCCACCAATCCATATTCTTTTTTTTGTCTCGTAAATATATTCTTTTTGCACAAAAGTAATAAATAGTGTTTAACGCTAAGAAAATAAAAGAAAGGAGAACCTATCATGGCAAAGAAAACTTCTAATGACGCTGGAATGAATCGTCAGGTAAGTCGTATGAATGATATGAACAGAGAACTTGTAGAATTACTCCGTTCAGAATCTTCTGCTTTAACCGGTGATGATTCTGGTCGTTCAGAAGAATTGTTGAATATACATCATAGGTATAACAACATCATTCAGCAGGACTATCAGGGTATTCGTTCGTCAAAAGACCCAACTGATAGTACTTACGATTATATTGTAAATGCACTACTTGGTGGAAATAAAACCTATGGGAATGCTTCTAAGGCATTTCAGAATTCAAAATTCTCGACAGGAAATCCTGCTCAGGATAAAATGCTTAAGAATATGCAACTGGATAAGCTCTTTACAATGGGCGATACTCAGGTTGCTTCTTATTTTTTGTCAACGTCCTCTGATATTATTCATATATATGATGAGATAGATTCCGTTTGCGGTTACTTCTATCAATTGGAGGAGGCAAATCTCATTACAAGAGATAATGTACTTCGTGCAGAACAAGTAAACGAAGACATCAGTATGAACGTAGATTTTCCGGGTGTAACTGACGATGTGAGTTCTTATGTATCAATCGTTAAGAAAGCCCTTACTTATCAGAATATATCGGTTAAGATACGTGACCATGTTGTACCAAAGGCAATCAAGTATGGTACATATTACATCATGATTATCCCCTATAGTGAAATCGGACCAAAACTCATGGCTTTAAATGGAACTCATGGAATGGGATATGGAGGGTATCCGTTCTATGAATCAACAGATACTCACGCATTGTTTAGTGATGAAGGAGATGGTTCTGACTATAACTCTTGTATGGAAGGGGTAACTGCTTTATTTGAATCATTAAACCCTAATACAGAGAATGATGGTAAAGAATTATCTGAAGATGTTCAAAAGACAATCGAAACAATCAAGAATAATGCAAAAAATATATTCGTTTGTGAAGATGATTCCGTTCCTGACTTTGAAGGTCTTGGAACACACAAAAGTCTCAACAAATCAATCCAGAATGCTATCAATGCTGCAATGAAAAAGGCTGAGAAAGAACTTGATCCAAATAATCCTACTACGAAATCAGACATCCGTATGTCAATGTACGTTAATGGGGAAAGTCTTGCTGATTATTGCGGTTCTAGTAGCATTACAGACTTTACAAAATTAGTTCAGGAGGAAAAACCAGATGTTGGTAGTATCGCGGACAATGAAACTCTTAATGACTTGGCTGATAAGGCATCGAAGAAACGTGAAACGACAAAGAATTCTGCATCAGCAGTAACAACGATGCTCGGTTCAGATGGCATTACACCTGACCAGATGAAAGCATCTGAAGATATGATTGGGTGTCATATCAAACTTGTTGATCCTCGTCAGTTAATCCCAATTAAGATTTTTGATTATACGGTTGGGTATTACTACTTTGAGAACTATGACTATGCAAAGATGGGTACATCTGTTTCAGACATTATGTCCAATCAGATGAACTTTAATCAGAGAAGTATGGTCATTGATGGTATCGTTGATTCGGTACTTAAGAACTTGGAGTATGGAGATATCTTAAAGGGCGATAAACAGCTTAGAAGTATGGTTCTTAACTGTATTCTCTATGCAGAAAAAAGAGATAACCCTATAAGGATAAAGTTCGTACGCCCAGATTACATCATTCCGTGGAAAACAAATCTGGATGAGCACGATAACGGACAACCTGTTATGCTTCGTTCGTTATTATATGCCAGATTATATACATCATTGGTTCTTTTTTACACAACTGCCATTATTACAAAATCTACAGATAGTGAATTCTACTATCTGAAAGAAAGTGCATTGGATGGTCAGATTAACAACCAGATTTCTGATATGATGGATCAGTTGGAAGACAGCAATGTTGATCCTATTCAGATTGCAAATGGCAATATCTTACATGGTAATAGAGCAATCAATAAGAGATACTTTATCAACATGGGTACAAGTGAGATTAAACCATTTGAAATGGACGTTGTATCTGGTCAGCAGATTGACCTTCACAATGACTTTATTACAGACTTAAAGAAGATGGCAATTGGTGCTACTGGTGTACCCGCAGTAATGGTAGACTATGTAGATGAGATTGAATATGCAACTATGCTTGGTATGGCTAACATCAAACATCTTACAAGGTGTAATGGTATAAAGA